AGCAGCTTGAGAAGGAGGCCGCAGCCGCTGCGGAGCAAAATAGACAGCCGCAGCCGCGAGATTCCGTCATTTGGGGCGGTGACAACCGTTATTCGATGGGCAACGTCCTAAGAGGCGGGGCGGTACGCCCTGTGGCTGGCGAATCGGTCGGATTTAACCCAAAAGATGCAGGAAACTTGACAGGGCCGAAGACGGCGAGTTATATAGCCGACCATGAACAGTTGAAAATAAAACAATGAGGATACCTAAAGGCGACGACGAACGGGAGTTCTTCTACCGTGACCTCATAGAGAAGTGCATGGTGTCCTTGCCTGACCGCAAGGGCGACTATACCGCTTTGCGCTCTTGGTTTTTGTTCGGTGCGGGGCCGGAAGAACAACCGGCGATGTTCAATAAGATTTATCCGCACATCGACCAGCTCACCTCATTCCTGTATTCCGCAGAAACCACACGTTTCTCTATCAACATCGGCGCTGCCGTTCCCGAACAAGAACACATCAAGGTTCCTCGGCTAACCGCAGCATTGAACGATGAATGGTTAAATTCCAACGCCGACCAAGTGTTTAGCTCTGCGCTAACGTGGTCGCTTGTGTTCAACACAACATTCATCAAACTGGTCTACAACAACGGCATCCACCCTTACATGGTGGAACCTTCATCCGTCGGCGTGTTGCGAGAAGACGTTGCCTACACCGATAGACAAGAAGCCTTAGTTCAAACCTATTACATCACCAAATCTGATTTGTACAATCGATTGTATTCGCACCCCAAGCGCGAATCGATTGTGAAACGCATCACAACGAATGTTCACACCAAGACTGAAGATATACCTGAAGGTCTTGACCGCATCATGACTTCCCAAGTCAACCCAACCATTTACGGCAATGTCAACCTAGACCTGTACGGTATGAACCGATACAAGGCACGGGTTGCCGAAGATACCGTCAAAATGTATGAGCTATGGGTTTGGAATGATGAGATTTCTGACTATCAGGTAGTCACGATGGCTGACCCGGACGTATTTATTTACGACCGTCCCGGCGCATCGGTGTTCTTGCGCGGTGAACTACCCTTCATACAGATTTGCCCGAACCCGCAATTTGACTACTATTGGGGTCAATCCGAAGTGCAGCGTTTGCTCTTGCTGCAAGGAATGCGGAATGTTCGCATGACAGAAATTTTGGATTTGCTTTCTAAGCAAGTTTCTCCGCCCAAGGTTTTCTCTGGCTTCATGGGTATCACGGACGAAAAAGCCTTTGCGCTGAATCGCCCCGGAACCCATGTCAGTTCGGATATGCCTAACGCTAAGGTTGATGCGTTAGCGCCAGAAATGCCAAGCTCACTTTTTGAGGTGATTCATGAAGTGGATGCAATGTTTGCTGAAGCCTCTGGAATTTCAAGCGTTCTGTCTGGTCGTGGTGAGCAAGGTGTACGCTCCGCTGGTCATGCTTCTCAGTTGGCCCGTCTTGGAAGCTCTCGCGCAAAGAAACGGGCGCTGATTGTCGAAGACAGCCTTGAGAAAGTAGCAACGCTGTATTTGAAGCTGATGCAAGCCTACGACGACACGCACTTTGTTGACGAAGAAGGCAATAAGTTCGTTCCAGAACAGTTCACCAAAGATTACGTTGTCAAAGTCGATGCCCACTCCAATAGCCCAATCTTCACCGAAGATATGCGGCAACTGGCGTTCAATATGTATAAGGCACAGGCTATCGACAAGGAATCTCTGATAGATTTGCTTGAACCGCCGATGAAACAGTTGTTGAAAGACAAACTGAAGAAACGCGAACAGCAGCAAGCGCAACAGCCGCCGCAACCGCAGGGCAAACCTGATTTGAAAGCCGTGGGGGAATAATGGTTCAACGCTCCGATTACTCGCCAAAGGCAGACCAGCCGTTAGCACAAACCCGTGATTTGAAGCGTACTGAAGCCCCGGCGAGTATGCAGTACCGTGTCACAGGTATCAAAACCATGAATCCCCGGCAGACTCGTAGAGAAGGCCGGATGTTTACTCGATAGGAGATGACGATGTACAAGAAAATGAAGCGCGGTCGCAAGACCCGTCGGTAATTCCCCCGCAAGGGATGGGGTCTGGCTGACTTCCCCTGTAAAGTTGGCCGCATTTTGTGGAGGTCATCATGGCACGCAAAGGTCGCAAAGGTCGTAAAGGCCGCAAGTAATCCCTAGCGGATTAACCCAACGGGGGAGGGGTGATACTCCCCCACTTGACAACTTTTTATAGTCTGGTCTAATCCCGCCGAGACAGACGATAAAGGATAGCTATGAGTGTCCCACCCGATAAGCTGATGGAAATGATTAGCGCACAGCGCGGCACTCCACCAGCCGATATGCCTAATCCGGCAGAAGTTGAACCTGCAATGTCTGACCCATCGACTGCGCCGATGAGTGCGCCGATGTCTACGCCGGAACCCAAGATGGGCAACCGCGAAGGTGCAATGGTCAACTTGTCGATGGCGATGGATTTGATTGAACAAGCGTTGCCGAGTCTTGGCAGCGAAACACCAGAAGGCCAAAAAGCATTAGCAGCTATTCGTCAGTTGACGGGTCTGATTGGCCCCCGTAAACAAAAGACACGCGAATTGCAGCAATCTGAAATTATTCAGTTGTTGCAAAACTTGCCAAATGCCGGTGGCGGAACCCCTGAGGGTCGCCTCATGGCAGCGGCCCCCGCTGTTCCGAACCTTCCACCAATGCCGGGAGCTTCGCCGTCACCGATGGCAATGCCCGGAGCTGGTGGTGGTGCTTCTCCAACTCCAACTCCGATGTAAGGAAAAATCATGGATTTGTTTAAACCCCGTGGCGCAAACAACGTGCGCCGTCCAACGGACAATCAGCAGCAAAACGGTGTCGTTACCAACACTCCGCGCTTTGCGGAATTCGGCGGCTTGTCTGGCGGCAACAAGATTGGCGCTAAGAACAAGATGGCAGTACAAAAGCCGGGTGATGGCAAAAAAGTAATTTAATTTATTTAGGGGATAGCTATGAGTCTCGAAGATGTGTCTTATGAGCAGCGCGACCAACTCGCTGCTTTAATGCGTGAGCTTTCTGATAATCCAGCAACGCGAAAAGAAGTGTTGCGCTTGACCAAGAAAATCAAGCCTGACCTTGTGATTCCAGAGCTAGATATTGAAGAAACCACTACCAACGCTGTAGGCGAGACTCGTAGGGAACTCGAAGCGATGAGAGCAGAACTGGCTCAAAAACGCGCAGAGGAAGACCTAGAACGTCGCCGGAACTCGCTAATCCGCAAGGGCTATGCGTCATCCGACGAAGATGTTGAGGAAATTGAAAAAGTCATGCTGGAAAAGAAAATTGCAGACCATGACACCGCAGCGGAATACTGGCAATGGATGAAGCAATCTGCTGCACCCACGCCAACGGGCTACAGCCCGTCAGCCATCAACAAGTTTGACTTGTCGAAGTATTACAAGAATCCTGTTGGTGCTGCCCGTGACGAAGCTGCAAAAGCACTCCAAGAGTTGCGTAAAAACACGCGACCCATTGGGTTTTAATCAGGGGATAAGTTTCCAAGGAGAATGAAATGCCTATTGGTGGCGGTATCATTCCAGCAACAGGAAGTACGCAATACACCGAGCTAACCTACGTTACTCGTCGGGCGTTCATTCCCAAGCTGGTCGTACAACTTTATAACTCAACTCCGCTAATGGCGGCTCTGATTGCGAATTCGCAACAGGCTTCCGGCGGTGTTTCCTCCGTAACCGTTCCAGTTCAGGGCGCACAGTTCGTGAACGCACAATGGTCGGACTACTCTGGTTCTTTCAACCAGCCAGCAGTCCAACAAGGTGCGTACAACGCTGAATTCGACCTGAAACTGATGATTGCTCCAGTTCCGTTCCTCGGAATGGAAGGTGCGGTTCAGCAAGACGCAGCCATCATCCCGCTGATTGAAGCACGGATGAATGACGCAACCAACGTCATGATGGATGCAATGGCAACCGCGCTGTACACCAACAGCACGAACACGCAACAGTTTACCGGCCTACCAGCAGCAGTTTCGGCTTCTGGCACTTACGGTAACATCAGCCGTTCGGCGTATAGCTGGTGGCAATCGAAGTCGTACTCGGCTGGCAACGTCAACCCGACCCGCCAGAACATTCTGCAATACATCTCCGGTACTGTGAAAAACGGCGCAGAGGTTCCGACCTTTGGCGTTTGCGGTTTCGGTACTTGGACGCTGTTGGCGCAAGACTATGTTGGTCAAGAGCAATACGTCATCACACCGGGTTCCGGTTTTGATGGCGATGCAAATGGCCCACAGGCTGCGTTCCGCGCCCTGATGGTTGCTGGTGTGCCGATTTATCCTGACCCGTATTGCCCGGAAGGAACGGTTTATTTCCTGAACACTAACTACCTGTCGCTCTACATTCATGAGCAGGGTTCGTTCGTGTTTACTGGTTTTGAATCGACGCTCCCGAACTGGCAGATTGGTTATGTGGGTGCAGTTCTGATGATTGCGGAATTGGTTTCGACCAAGCCGAAGTCGATGACTGTG